AGGAACAGACTTTACAACGACTGTTGATGAATTGGGTCGATCATTAATTATCTTATTGCCTAATCCAGATGGAAAGACATCGGGAGCAATTACTGTTGAAACATTTGCTGGAACACAAATTTTAAATCAACCTTTTCAAGCTACAATGGTTAGCGTTGCAGAAAGATCACCTACAAAACCAGTGACTTTGGTTAATATGTCTTTGGGCTTTATAGACAACCTTTTGATTGTAAGCCCTCCTAACGAGGTTCAAGAAGCGGTTGATGAGCAAAGCGCTTCATCCAGCAATGTGTTAGACGCTGATTTTTTAGAAGAAAATGATTTGGATGATGACAGCGATTTATCCAAAGATGAATTAGAGGAAGAAATAACAAGACTAGATATTGACCTTTTGGCTGTAGATTTCCTTCAAGATTTATTAGAAGTTATTGAAAGCTTAGGAAAGGAAGAAGAAAGAGTTGGAGAGTTAGATGGCGTAAGGATTGAGGGCATTGTTCCCAACTTTGATTCAGATGCACAGGTATATACTTTTGTTGAAGGTGAAGTTTTGTCTTTGGTGAGGCAGGTAGAAAATACCATTGATTTAGAGCTGGATAAGTCAGGCGGATATAATATCGAAATACTTTCTGCTGGAAAACAAATCAGCATTAAAACAAATGGGGGTGGTGAAAATGAGATTATTATTAATCAGTCTGATTAGTCTGTCCCCTTTTATTGTTTGTGCTGGAGACAACAGCGTTGAAATAAGAACCAAAGGCAGTGGTTCTTTGATACACATTGACCAAGTAGGAACAAGCAATACTACTAGAGTTTGGTGTGGTTTATCTGAAGGCACTTACACAACACACAGTTGTAACAATGCAGAAATAGATATAGATCAGAACGGAACCTCAAACACAGCAAAAGCCTATAGTCAGGTCGCAAACCACACTGGAAACGAGTACAAGATTGAACAAGACGGGAACGACAATGTTGGTTATATAGATGCTGATGATGATGGAAATGATATGGACATTGTTCAAAACGGAAACAACAACGATGCAGAAATCTATATGCAGGGCGATAACAATGTCTTTTCCATAGAACAAACAGGGGATGACAAGGAAGGAGAGATCAGGGCATTCGGTGATAACTCAAACTTCTCAATCAATCAATCCGGAACGGGAGAACATTACGCCAAGATTTATGCAAGTACATCGGCTGATAACAACGATGCGACAATAACCCAGACAGGTAGTGGCGATCATTACATGAAACTTAATTTCTATACCGATGATTACGATGTTACGGCAACGCAATCAGGGGCAACCAACAAATCAATCACAGTCAATTACAACTGCACCACTAATTGCAATAAAACACTGACTATTAATCAAGCGGATTAATGAAAAAATTAATTCCTGTTTTTCTATTGTTCTTATTGGTTATGCCTTTAATAAATCAATATGATCTATATCAGGTTTTAAAGCTAAAAACATTTGACGCTTTGATCCCAGAAAAAGAGCCTTCGGGTTATTTTACTATTTTAAATATCACAGAAAATGATATAACTAGAGAGGGCGGTTATCCTCTATCTAGGCAAAGACTCTCAAAAATACAGATAGAATTATTAGAAAAGGGAGCAATAGGTGTAGGTTGGGTAGTCGCCTTTCCACAGCCAGACCGCTTTGGTGGCGATGAAGAGTTTGCGAAGGCATTGACATATGCTCCGAGCATTCTTGCTATGTTTGAGCATGACAACAACCAATACCCACAAACGATAGGAACTGTCATTTTAGGTAATGACAAGGGTGGAATAAAAGCAACGGGCGTTGTTGAAAACATCCCAATACTTAGGGATAGCGCATCTCAAGGTATAGCAGTTGCACGAACAGAAGTAGATTCGTTAGTAAGAAGATTGCCATTATTATTAAGGACTCCTGATGGTTGGGTTCCTGCTTACGGAACCGAAGTTTTGAAGATTCTAGCAGGGGCTAACACCTATGTCATCAAAACAAATGAAAATGGTTTAGAGCAAATAAGAGTTAAGGGTTTACCACCTGTTTCGGTGGATTCTTTAGGTAGGAAATGGATCAGTTGGGTGGATACTCCGCAAACCGATTTAAAAGAAATGGATGTTGAGGGCAAGTTTGTTTTTGTGGGATTTACAGCAAAAGGCATTATGCCTCAATTGTCCGTTCCAAATGGCAGGCTTTTAGAGCCACATAAAATACAAGCAGCATTAGCAGAAAGCGTATTAATACAGAATAGCCCACATGTTCCTGATTATGCGATTGCTTTAGAGGTAGGTATATTCGTTATTACAGTTGCCTTAATTTGGCTTCTGTTAAACGCATTAGGGATAACCTTGGGTTTGGTATCATTTTTCTTTGTAATGTCTCTAACAGGTTATTATGGTTATTGGACTATACAACAGGGTATTTTAATAGATGTTACATGGTCTTTGGTTTCACAATTTATAACAGGTTCTACTGCTTTTTATTTAAGATTTAGAGAACAGTACAAGCTTAGGCAAGAAATAAAAAAACAATTTGAACATTATCTTGATCCTAGGCAGGTTAAAGAATTACAAAAAAATCCTAGTTTATTAAAGTTAGGAGGAGAAAAAAGATATGCTACCTTCTTATTTACTGATGTTAGGGGGTTCACCTCAATGTCTGAGTCATTACCACCAGAAGATGTTACATACATTATGAATAAAGCCTTAACTGCACAACAAAAAGCGGTACAGAAGAATGAAGGCATGGTCGATAAATACATAGGTGACGCAATGATGGCAATATTCAATGCGCCTTTGGATCAATCGGATCACGAAACAAAAGCGGTCAACTGTGCTTTAGATATAATAGAGAACATGAAAGAGTTAAACGAAGAGTTTGAGCAAAAAGGATTGCCACCGATTGCAATAGGTATTGGGATTAACAGTGGCGAGGCGGTTATAGGAAATATGGGAAGTGAGTCTCGTTTTGATTATACTGCCATAGGAGATGCGGTAAATACAGGAGCAAGATTAGAGTCAGCAACAAAAGAGGCGGGGTTTGATCTTTTGATAGGGGAAAACACAGCAATGTTTAATAAACACAATGATTTTAAGTTTGTTAATGAAATATCTGTAAAAGGCAAAAAAGAGCCTTTGAGAGTATATACGAAGATTTTATAATGGGTTTCCCTTTTGAAATTATAACCATGCTTGGCTCAACCTTGTTGAGTAGTTTATTAAGCATTTGGTCGCAAAGCAGAAAAGCAAAAGAAGAACAACAGAAACTTCTCATAACGAGAGGTGAGTTTGAGATGAAAGCTAAAAAGCAATCTCTTGATCATGGCTTAAAAGATAAAGGATTTGCTTGGACAAGAAGAATAATAGCACTGACTGCTATATTCGCCATTGTTCTTTTACCAAAACTTGTAGCAGTATTTTATCCAATGGTTGATGTAACTGTAGGTTATACAAATTGGCAACCTGGATTTTGGTTTTTGAAAGAAGGTAGAGAGGTTTTTGAGTGGGTTACATTTCAAGGACTTGTTATTACACAGTTAGACACAAATTTAGTATCAGCTATTATTGGAATGTATTTCGGTGGTAGCCTAGTTAAAAGGTAGAGAAATAATATGCCATTAAAAAAATATGTTTTTAGAGCAGGAATCAACAAGGAAGGCACTAATTATAGCAATGAGGGCGGTTGGTTTGATGCAGATAAAGTTAGATTTAGAAAGGGCAGACCCGAAAGAATAGGCGGTTGGCAAAAATATTCTAATGATACATTTATTGGAACATGCAGAAAAATATATCCCTATAAAGCTACCAATGGAGATACCTTTGTTATATTAGGTACACATCAAAAACTTTATAATTTAAGTGGAGATGTTTATTACGACATAACACCAATAAGAGCAACTACTTCTGCTGGTGATGTTACTTTTGCAGCAACAAATGGTTCTACAACAATTACTGCAACAGATACCAGTCATGGAGCTGTAGAGGGAGACTTTGTAACTTTTTCAGGAGCTGCTACCTTGGGTGGAAACATAACAGCATCTGTTTTAAATCAAGAATATCAAATTGACTCTATTCCAAGCGCAAATACATACACTTTTACAGCTACCGCTACCGCTAATGCTAGTGACAGTGGTAATGGTGGGAGTAGTGTTGTTGGCGCTTATCAATTAAATTCTGGATTAGATGTTTATGTTCGTGGTACTGGTTGGGGTTTAAATTCATGGGGAGATGGAACTTTTGGTTCTGCTGGTGATTTAGGTTTTTCTAACCAATTAAGATTGTGGTCGCTTGATAACTTTGGAGATGATGCAATAGTTAATCCTAGAAATGGAGGCATTTTCTTTTGGGATAAATCAGATGGATTAACAACAAGAGCTGTTAATTTAACAGCAGAGTCAGGTGCTAGTGATGTTCCTACAAAATGTTTACAAGTTATGACATCAGATGTAGACAAACATGTAATAGCTTTTGGAGCAAATGCTATTGGTTCTTCTGATATTGATCCATTATTGGTTAGATTTTCAGATAGAGAAAGTGCGGTTGATTGGACTCCAACAGCAACAAACCAAGCAGGCGGAGTACAGTTATCTCAAGGATCAACAATTATTGGTGCTTTAAGAACAAGACAAGAAATACTAATTTGGACTGATGCTGGAATTGTTGCTATGCGCTTTGTAGGCGAACCTTTTATATTTTCTTTTACAGAAGTAGCAGAAGGACCAAGTTTGATTTCGCCTAATGCAGCAGCAACATCTAACAATAGAGTTTACTTTATGGATCGTAATGGATTTTATGTCTATTCAGGTTCAACCGAAAGGGTTCCATGCACTGTTTTAGATTATGTTTTATCTGACTTAAACCAAGATCAAGCGTATAAAGTATTTGCAGCTTCAAATGATAGCGTAAATGAAGTCATGTGGTTTTATCCTTCTGGCACAAGCATTGAAATAGATAAATATGTTATATATAACTATTTAGAACAAACGTGGTCTATAGGAACAACAACAGATAATTTTGTAAGAACGGCTTGGGATGAAGCAACAATATATGAATATCCTATTGCATCAAGCAAAAATGATAGCAGTTCTAATACCAATTATATATACAGCCATGAAATTGGTCATGGAGATGGAAACGATTCATTTACTGCTTATATAGAATCTAGTGATTTTGATTTAGAGCCTGATGGCGAAAGCTTTACATTTATATCTAAGTTAATACCTGATGTAGAGTTTAGAGATCAACAAAGCACAAGCGATACTGTAACCTTTACAATTAAAGGCAGAGACTATCCTTTGCAAGAATTATCAACATTACAAACAATTAATGTAACCCCTAACTCTACATTTGAAAATACTAGAGCTAGAAGCAGGCAAGCAGCTTTAAAAATATCTAACTCTTCTAGCGATTATGGTTGGCGTTTAGGCGATCTTAGACTACAAATTAGACCAGATGGTAGAAGATAATGATTGATATTAAAACAATAGCATTGCCTTTAGCTAGTGGTGATTATGATTCTAATAATGAAGCCTTAACAAGAAGAACAATTGAGCAAGCAATAGAATCTTTGAATGTTAAAATAGTAACCATACAAAGGATGCAATCAACAACAACAAGCAAAGCATCTAAACGGCATCAATTTTTATTAATGGGAATGAAACATGGCTGATGATTTAAAAGTGTTAGGTCAAGTAGACCCATCAGCAACAACAACAACAACTTTATATACTGTGCCTGATATGACACAGACAACTGTTAGCTCTATTGTGGCAGCAAATAGAACAGGTTCAGCAATAACATTTAGGTTAAGTGTTCATGTAGCTGGTGCAGGAGCTGATGATAAACAATATTTATATTACGACAAATCTGTTGCAGCAAATGATTCTTTTGCAATAGTTTTGGGAATAACACTAAATCAAACAGATGTAGTTAAGGTATATACAAGCGCAGTTGATATGAGCTTTAATATATTTGGCTGCGAAACCAAAGAGGAAAGATAGTGGCAGAAAAAGAAGGAAGATATTTAGGCAAAAGAAATGAAGAGTTAGAAGCTCTTTATTCTGAATTAAATTCTCTTGATAGAACTACAAAACAAGGAAGAAAAGATTTAAATGCAATTTCTCGTGAAATAAGGCAAGCAAAAACAGACCGCATTCTTTCTGGATTGAGAGGCATGTTTTCTCGTAAGTATCCTGTTCCAGCAGGGGCTTCGGGCGCTGCATCAACAATGGGATTTATAATGCCTGAAATGCCTGAACCTAAACCACGTTTATTAGCAGCAGAAGCTATGCCTTCAATTGAAGAAATTACAGTAAGCGCCCAACCAAGAATGCCATCATTAGAAGAGATTACAGTCAGTGCAGAAAAAAGACCTATGCCTCCACAAAAGCCAGCATTTAATGTTGCTTCTAAACTGGGCAGAAATCAATTAAAAAGCTTGCAAAAAAGAGCAGCTAGAATGAGAAGAAATCCAGACGCATATGTAAGAAATCCTGATTATGCTATTGAATTTTTGCCTGATTATTTACAAGAAAAATATAGAGATGAACTTATGCAATTAGCAGGACAATACGCAGGGGGCGGATTAATGGACATAAAACAACAGACACAAAATGTAGCAGCACAGGGTCGCTATGGAGACTCAATGCTAATGCACGTTAATCCAGCAGAAGTGCGTGGGTTATCACAAGTCATGCCTTTAACAGTAAATCCAGAGACAGGACAGCCTGAAGCTTTTCTTCCTTTCTTAGCACCTTTAGCAGGAAGTTTATTGGGAGGTAGTTTTTTAGCTGGAGTTGGTGGTATGAGCGCTTTAACTGCATCAGCACTAGGATCAGGATTGGCTCAATGGGCAGCAACAGGTGACTTTAAAAAAGGATTATTAGCTGGTGTAACAGGTTATGGTGTTGGAACTGCATTAGAAGGTGCGTCAGCAGCATCAGATGCAGCAGGAGCAGCAGATGCAGCAGCAGCATCAACGGAAGCAGCAATGGCAGGAGCTAATCCTTTAACATCTACACTTCCAGATATTTCAGGAATTAATCCTGCAATAAC